TAAGAGAAGTTAAAGAATCATTAGAAGTTTTAACTGATAAAGATGCTGTAGATTATTCTGCAAAGCAAGCTAATGCTGGTATCAAAAAACATCGTAAACATACAAGAAGAATGTTTACTCATATTGATACTAATAATTTAGATGAAGCAAAAAAACGTGATTTAGAAACAAAACAAATCACTCATGCATTTATTGCTTCTGCTGCGGCTGGTGCAAGAAAAGAGTCATTAGATTTGCAGAAGAAAGGTCAACGATTACCTAAAGGTTTAGTTGATCTTTCTGACTTTAAGAAACCTTCTTAAAAATTCAGCACGACTCCTTCAGACTCAGTACCATGTTTCTCGTTTCGACCCCATTTGATGCGGTTGCTATTCATCACAATCGTTGTAGGTGCTACGTTAAACCTTCTTTTAACATCTCTTGTAGGCGCAAGAACCAAAGAGATGATTACTTTTAATGCCTTTCGCCACAGATCACTTTGTCGCTCTTCCGATCAACTTATTTCAGATCAATTCTTTCTCTGGTCGCCTCATCGCAATCGTTATGGGTGTTACGTTAAACCCTCTTTTAACATCTTTGATACTTAATAGGTTGACAAGATGATAATTCGGCTCTTTGCCCTTCCCTTTAGCCAGATGCATCGTTTTTCGATTCGATTTCGCCTAATTCCTATCATGTCAATCGTTGTAGGTTTACGATCAAAACCTTCTTTAACATCTCTATAACTGAATAAGTTTGCGAGATGACATTGACGCTCCGTTCAGCTTTTTCCCGCTACGTCATTCAGTGCGCATCAACGTCCATCAACTCCATCGTTATCAGTTTACGAATAAAACTGTTCTTAACACCTCTAAGATTTAAACGTCTGCGAGGTGATTTTAACGGCTTACCGCAATGCGGTGCGCCTCGCCTCTTAGTTGTTCTTCTTGATGCAATTACCTTACATTGTGATTCTTTCTCAACTTGGCACGACTCGTTTCGCCTCATCTCAAATCCATCGTTGTCAGTTTACGAATAAAGCTGTCTTCAACACTTCTATGACTTAATAGGTTTGCGAAGTGGCTACTAATCGATTTCGTGCTTTTCATTTTCACGCGAATTGACTCACCTCAACTCCAAATCAATCGCTTGTAAGTTCAACGATTAAGAACTTTCATTTAACAAACTTATTAACTAAGCTAAAATAAATGTATAAATCTTGTAATTACACCATGTCTGCTTTTTATAAAAGCATAAGTTTAAGTAGAGTTATTCATGTTGATAAGATCAACGATTTGAATTCTAGTGAACAAACTGTACTTAAAGATGAATTGAAAGTTGCCATAGAAGAAATGAAATTTATGGTTGCTAGAGTAAAAAAAGAACAAGTATCAACTGAAAATGAAACTTGGTTGCATAAAGTAAATAAAAAAATTAACATATGCAATCAATTTATACGAATTATTGATTTACAAAAAGAAAAAAGTAAAACATATAAAACACAATATGAAGATACTTTTAAAAACCTTTTAATTAATAAATTAGGTGTTAAAACATATGAAGCAATGGAGCAAAAAGCTCATATGTTAACTATTACAGAATTAATGGAAAACTAATGGGAGAAAGTCAAAAGTCAGAAAAAAAACTAAAAATTCTTAAAGAAAATAGAATTAATTTTTTGCAAGAAAAATTAGATCATGAGATTAAAGGTTATGATCATTTACTACATTTAAATAACGATAATACTTTAATTGTTAACGAATCTACTAAAGATAGAGTGGACGAGAATATAAGAATTATTCTTGTAAAATATAATGATCAAATAAGAAAAGTTGAGAAAATGAGAATAAAAGATTTTTCCTCAGAAGAGAGATTAACAGCAGACAAACAACTCTAAAACCATCATGTCACAAGAACATAAACCATTATCTAGCAAGAACAGCATGAAATTTTTAGAAAATCATGTACCAGATGCTGAAGGTGTTACAAGAGCAAATAAAAAAGCAGAAACAAAAAAGTATAATCTTATAGTTAAAGGAGTTGGCAATGCGCCTATGAGATTATCAACTTATGCAGAAAATAAGGATAAGGCCATAAAGTATGCAAAAAAACGATGGAGTGATTGTATTATTAAAATTATTGATTAAATATTTATGAAAGAACAGAAGAAAGAATTATTGCAAGGAGAGATTGTGTGTTGCGGAAATCATGTTTTTAGAGTTATAAATGGTCAAAGATATTGGATTAGTGAGCCACCTGATGATTGGGAAACTATTGATGGAAGAACTTGGCGTGACTAATGCCATCACTTAGATATCATGCTGGCCGTATGGTTTTATACGAAGAAAAACCAAAGGTTTGGCGTGTAAAAATAAAAACTAAAACTGGAAAATTAAATTTACCTTTAGAAGCTAGTGAATTAGAGCCAGCATTAATTGAAGCAGAATATTTATATGCAGATGCTAGGTGTATGAGTAGAGATCATCCTTTATGCATTGATTGTATTCATCACTTAGTTATCAAGGCAGAGTGTGGATTAGGTATGCCAGAAGGAAAAGCAAGTGGTGGTATATGGGCTAAAGACTGCGCTTACTTTTGGGAAAAGAAGATTTAGAACTAATATCATTTTTATCAATATACTCACCAGCTTGTTTAATTATTTTTACTAATCTAAAATTTTCTTTTGCAAAACCAGAAATAAGATCAGGTATTTCGTCAGGATCAATGCAGTTTAAAACTGCTCTTAAGGTCATCTCTACATGTAATTCTTCTTCCATAGTCATATCTGCCATTATCCAAGGTTCTATTTTTTTTCTTTTTTTAGCCTGACTGTTAAACCATCCAGACCAAGGCATTTGAACAGACATTTTGTTATGTTTTACTTTCAACATAACTTAGTATTTATGAAAGTCTAGTTTAATCGTACATAACCTGCTTTTTTATCTTCAACAGTTACCTCTGGATATTGAACAGTATGCCATTTATGTTCACATGACATACATAATCTTCTTCTAATTATTACTTTTTCAGAGTTTCTTTGTGATCTAATAACTTTTTGTCTTGTTAATTCATTACATTTTGGACATTTTACAAAAGTTAGTCGATGCATTTATAGATTTATAAGGTTTTATATTTTAATATATAAATAGCTTTTACACCATAAAAATGGATACACAAACAAGAGGCTATGGCTCTTCAAAAAAAAAGAAAACTAAGAAAACAAAAGTAAAAGTAGGAAAGTAGTAACTGGAACTGTAGGCGTACCTAGCTATTAGGGAAAAGGTTACGTTCCAATATATCTACAAGACTATCATCAACTGTATTATCAGTCTTTTTGACCATAGCTCGCAGTATATCTATTGCGAGCCTTTTTATTGAATTGCCACGAAGAAAAGCAAAAACGATTGGTCTAATAATTTTAAGCATAATGATAGTGATAAAAAATAATCGGGAGATGAGTCAGCCAACCTTGTGAACCGCCCTGCTTTACCCCATATCAAGGGTGCTATAGCTTTCATATTCTTAGCCCTTGGAAAACAACTAAGAATCATCAGGCTTCCCGATTACTTAAATATTAATACAAATTTAGAAAAAAAACTTTAGTTATTACTAGTGTGCCAGTTAAATTAGTGGCACACTAAATTCCTATTGTTTATTAGTTGGATTTATAATAAGGGTAACCGCTGGAAGCAGCGGCCTTATGTACCTTGACAATTTAAGATTATGAAAAAGGCAAAAACCTTGAAACTCGCTATTTGTGTTTTCGGACACGGCGGATCAATTCAAGTATGGTGTAGCGGCAGCGATGAAAATATCATTATTGCAACTAAAGCTGCACGAAAAGCCAAAAGAGATTACAAAATCAAAAAAGGTTTTGTAATGCCTGTAAACATCTTCGATATTACTGAGTCTGAAAGATGGGCATACAATGGTTATACCATTGTTAATCCTGATCTTGTAGATAAAGAATCAGAAGAATACAAGAACGATATTTACAATCAATATAGAGGAGCTAAAAAGCTTCCCTACATTGAAACATTAGATGTAGTTCTTTAATTTACAATCGCCCTCTTCGGAGGGCATTACACATTACATTTTATACTTTATTATGGAATTCAATTTTAACGATGGTGGTAGAGCCAAAGCCGGTTACAAAGGCCGTACTGGTGATTGTGTAGCTAGAGCAATAGCAATAGCAGCAGAACTACCATATAAACAAGTCTATGATCGACTTGCAGAAGGTAACGCTACTCAAAGAGTTTCTAAACGCATGAAAAAATCAAGGCGTAATGTTAGAACAGCAAGTAGAGGGATTAGTACTAAACGCAAATGGTTTCAAGACTATATGCAAAGTTTAGGATTTAGCAAAGTCGCTACTATGGGTATTGGAACTGGTTGCAAAGTCCATCTAAAAGCAGATGAGCTACCTAAAGGTAGAATTATCTGTAATCTAAGTAGACATTATTGCGCTGTTATAGATGGAGTTATAAACGACACCTATGATCCTAGTAGAGGAGAAACAAGATGCGTTTATAGCTACTGGATAAAACAGTAATGTTACAGCCCCCTAAATGCAGGGGGCTTTTTTTTGTGCTAATGTATCCGCGTGTGTAGGAGTGCTTGTATGTAACTAGTGGAAACATGGACACACTAGATACTTGCAAGAACTAAGACCTCTTTATAGGGGTCTTTTTTTGTGTCCAAATATCTATAAGCAATTGTAATTCTGCTATTCTTTTTTTTGCTGCTTTAATTTTTTCGGTAACAATCATAGGAATATAAATCCTTTCCAAAGATATCAAAGTTTGCTAAATTTACCATAAGTAGCCTGTAGTTTTGCACTACTCTCCTCACACATGGCTACTTGCCTTATATGGAAGAACAAGAAAAGGAAGGACATAGTCTGATTGCTAATGTAGTTCAGATGATTATTCTTTTTTGGAGTTTAGGAGTGATCTCATGGTCATATTTTAATCCAAATCCCACAAGACAAATTGATACAACTTTCGCTGCCGGCTTACTTTCGGCCGTGACAGCGCAGTATGGTTTGAATATTAAGAAAAACAACGATAATAAAAAGCCAAAAGGTAAGATAGACATAGTAGACAACAAAGATTCCAAAGTAGGTATCAGTAACACATGATTAAAAAGCTTCTACCATTTTTGTTTATTGTCGGAAGTCCTTCCACAGTATTGGCCGACATTTCTCATTCAATTCAAAATATAGTTTCGGTCAGTACTTTAGGAGCACAATCTACAGCAAATAGAGTAGGTACTACTTTCTCTGCATCAGGTACTAATGTAACTCCAACTGCCAGTGAAACTGCTAATGCTATTGGTACGTTAGACCTGACAGATGCACAAATAACAAATGGTGTTCCAACTATAGATTCAACAACTACTTATGCAGTTACTACAGCGGGAGATGCCTGGTCTGTGTCTGAAAGCTACATTCAAGGTGATGCAATACCTTCATCAAATACCACAGTAACTAATGGTGTTGTCCCTGCCTTACCTATCTTTGGAGACACAACTACTGTTTCGGGTGGGGATATAGGTACTACCGCCATAACAATGGACAGTGGTGGAGCTATGACTGTCAACTTATCTGATACAGGAGCAGGAGTTACAGCACAGATGTCCAATACAATTAAACTAGAAATTGATTAATGAGGTGGCTTGTACTTTTATTTCTTGCAATACCTAATGCAAAAGCTGGAAGTATTACTCCAGCCTTCACTACAGGACAGATTGAATCTACCAGTACAAGTAAAACAGTTATTGTGGAAACTATCGTTACAGAAAATTATAGGACTGGCTACTCATATTCAATGCAAGGGACTAACGTTTCACCTTCAAAAAATACAATCATTTCACCTGACGCAACCTACACAAATACGCAAACTGTTAATGGAGTGTCCTTTAAATGGGTAACTCCAGAACTAACAACAAAACCACAATGGGAGGTAACAGATCCAACAAAAGCTTTCAGCATAACCGAAAATTTTCTTGCGCCAGGCTTAGATGCTACAAGCACCGTCCAGAGGACAATAAATACAGAAAGTCAGACTACAAGTTTAAGTATCTTCTCGCAATAATCTTATGTAGCTTATCTCCTGTAAATGCT